TGTGTAGCATCCTCACAACTAGGTGAAGGATTAGGTACAACATCAACTGGTACTTGACATCTACCATGTGAGGGAATCTCGAAGCGTATATCAGCAAAGTAACCTACTAGATTATCCATCTCCTTATCACATCCAAATTGTCCGATAGGGTCTTCAACAATAGTTATATCATCAACTCCGTAATCATTCCACCAAACACGAATATCTCTAAGCAATAGACTTGTATCGTTTGCATTCTCCCAAACGTCTAAACGGTCATCATTGATGCGCTCGTAAATGTACACTCTTAACGTATGGGTATTCATTGCTCGACCTAGTGTAACATCAATAGGTGCAACAAACATAATAGGGAACTCACTCTCTTCAGTTATGTATGCACTCCTATGGTCGTCAGCTTCAAACACAATGCGCCCTTGTAATTGACTATGACCAACCGCCCAAGCCGTTAAAGTATCTTGAATTGTAACTAAAGTATTTATAGCCATGTTGTATCGCTTCTAAAGTTTTGTTCTTGGTCGGGTGCTTTAATTTCCTTGTTCGTTGGATCGGAATACAAAGGGAATAAATCTTTATTCAATTCTAAAAACGCTCTCATATTACCTTCGTAAATCTTAGCAAATTTAAGTACGTTTTGTCTAATATATTCCACCGCTTGAATACCCTCACTTGCTGAATAGTCACCGCTTTGAGATTGTAACCCTTTGTTACTTACTCTAAACGATAAGAACGCAATCGCATCATAAGCCGAATAAAACGCTGTTGTGTATTGTACAAACTCAATTAACTCATCCTCTTCAGCACTTGTTGTGCCATCGTTGTATTTAGTAAGCAAGTCATTCGTAAAGGTATAACCTAGTATAGGTTGGATATACGTCTTTACACTCAATTGAATGTACGGTGCTAAGTCCTTTGCATCAACGTTCTGTGTGATGTTAGTCTTATTCTTTATAAACTGCTCTGTTACGAAGTAAATCATTCTGATAGTAATAAATCAATTGTTTCTGTATCTATTCCGTATGCCATTAATCGAGTACGTGCTAAAGGTTCAGCCATTCTACCTTTAGAATAATCACGAACTATTCTAAGCATATCCGCATTTTCTTTAGCACTCAATCCTTTCAAAGCATCGTTACCACTTGTTTGTAATTGCTCAGTAGGTGTAACTCCTTCAGGTGGCGCAATAACACCCTCTTGAACGCTACCTAATAAACTACTTGCTTCGGAGTTAGTGAATCCATATATCAACTCTAACAATGCAATTGCTGAACCTCTATCTGTGATACCTTGTGCAACCGCTGTTTGTATTCCAATAATTCCTTGAACACCACCGACTGAGCCTTTTAATTGCGCTCTTGCTTCAGCTTCTTTATCTGTTGCTACTGGTTCACCGTTATCAGTTGATACAACCCCACCGTCTAACATTTCTTTGATAGTCAAAATATCAGTTTCATTAATCGTTAACTTTGTAGTGATACCACAAATCAAAGCTAATTCATTAAACCAATCTTCCATCGTTAAACGGTTATCATTTACCCATAACTTCTTGAACTGTTCCGCACTAAACTCTATTTCTTCAGTCGCTCCCAAACTTCCTGAGATACGAACCCCCATTAAGGCAGGATTAAGATTGTGTGATATCGCAACCTCTTCTTTATATTCCTTAGATGTTTGCTCGAATAAAGCGTGATTATCTGTTGTTGAAACAATATCAACTTCGGGTAGTAAGTCTTTCGACTGTGCTTCGACCTTCATTGCACGACCATAATTCTTAGCCCCTTTTGCATTTGTACGCATACCATTAGCCCACACAGTACGCTCATCGGGTGACATGATATAAGGATATTTGTAGATAACGCTCGGTTGTATTCCGTTCTCAATAGCACTCTTATGAAGTAGTGCAATATCCGCACCCACCTTTTGCCAATTAGCACTTGAAGCCCAGTCAGGCATACCGTAACTTTCAAACCCTCCGACATCGTTACGAAGTTCAAATACTTGCCACTCATCTTTATTGTTAACTGAATAAGCTGTAAATGTATTTTGAGCCGCTGAACGTGTCCAATCTTTAGAATAGAAGTAGTGAGTAGGTTTATCGGTAAACAATCCGACTCTAGCGTTTCTAATCTTTTCGGGGTCAACTAGAATAAAGTGTGTGTACTTATTGAACTGCTTTGAATAGTGCAACAAAGCTATTGCCCGACCATGCTTAATGAAATCTAGTGTTGACTTAACACTATTCTTTCTAAACCTTGACATCGTTTCAAACTGCTTTATCGCAATCTTATCCGCTGTGCTTAATGAATCGTAACCCTCCCACTCGTAACCGTTACCAATTACGCTATACTTCTTAAAGTTACAACACGCCTGGTGCATAGGAGCGCTTATGTATAGTTGGTTTAAAATCTGTGGATATAGATTTGTTTCACCAAATTGCACCCAGTTTGAACCCCTTGCTAAATAATCATCTACAAAAGGTTGTGATAAATCCATCCCTTCAGTATCAACCGATCGGAAACATTCAATTTCTTTATCTTCTACTTTTGGTTGTGCCTCAACACTTTTACTAAACCACCCCATATTAATTCCCCGTTTGTTCTTTAACTACAATAAAACCATTCTGTATAACTCGACCTGTTGTTTCTTCAACTAGCAAAGTCGGTAATTGGCTTTCGTAAATATTATAACTCCATTCGCCCTCGATTAGATAAACCTCACCATCTAAAGCTATTGGATTTGATTGCTCTGTAATAACTACCAAGTCGTAACGAATGTTACTTGCTACTTGGTTTTGAACGCTACAATATTTGTAAACGTCTTCAGTACTAAATTTGCTTTTAAACACTATAAGATAATACGGGTCAACTAATTGCGACCTTTCAGATAGTGTAAGCACTATATTATTGACTGTATTTTTTTCTATAACGAAATTACTCATTACTATATATGTACAAAAAAGGGGTGTCATTTCACTAACACCCCACTTTTTAACAAAATTATTTTGAATTACACCGCTGCAATCAGTAAACCTGCTACAATGTCAGCATCTACTTTGTACATCATGTGTCTTTCATTCTCACTTAAAAGAGTAACTGGCATTGCTTGACCTGCTGCTCTTGTGTTGTTTGTAGTTGCTGAATTAGCTGAAACTCTCAAACCTTGATTGAAACCTAACCCCCAATAATCACCGTTGAAATCTTCGGCTACTGCGATTAAATCTCTACGACCTGCAACTAATAAACTGATTGCGTTACGCTTTCTTAAATCAATTCTACGGAATCCCATCTCAACAGTCTGTGACCATGAGTGAGAATCTGCAACCGCATCAATTACTAATTCTTGACTGAACATTGAAGTATCTTTAGGGAATGTAAACTCCTCAAATTTAGTTCCAATTGCTCTTGTAATTGCAGTTACTTCTCCATCTGTGTCGGGTGTTCCTGCGCTTGTTACAGTCGTTCCTGTAACATCCTCAAACGAACCTAACAACACTCTTTTAATTGCTCCTAAGTTGTTATCTCCACAACCTTTAGGAACTCCAACTATTGCTGAACATATAGACATAATTTCTAATTTTTAAATGTGAATAATAAGGGGGCTTTTACACCCCCATTAATTATGCGAAATTATGGTAGTAAATCTCAGTTGCGTTAGTATAAGACGGTTGGAATTTAAAGTCAACACGAACCCCAACTTTACGAGCCAATGCAGTCTTCATAAAGTCAACAATGTTAAATCCTAACTCCTCATCCATCAAATCTTGAATGTTTACTAAGTTATCCCAATAAGTAGCGATAATCAAGTTAGCACTAGCACCATCAGCACGATAAACCTCTACTCCTTGGAACTTCAATTGCTCACCTTCAATAAAGTAAAGTCCTGAAGATTTGTTCTCAGATACCGCATCCGCTAACGCATCCCATACATTTGTAGATACAATGTAAACGAAATCCTTACGTCTTCGTACTGCTACTGGAGTAACGTTACGAGCTTGTTTCAACTTAGCGATTACGTTTGCATCTGTGATAGCTGAAGCAATACCACCGTTCCCTACTGTTGGCTTTAATACTGTTGCATCCGCTGTCATCAATGTTTCTAATCCATCAACTCCGTTTGCTAATACAGTTCCTTGGAACGTGATGATTTCCATTTGCTCAGTCAACTCTTCAGCTAACTTTTCAAAGAAGAAATTCATAAACGCAAAGTTCTGATTGAAAGAGTTTGAACCTCTAACTAATTGGTCAGATACGAATGAAGCCTCCAATGATGCAACACAAAAGATAGTTGAATACATCAACGCTTTTACTTCGTATTCTTTTTGTGATAATTCAGTATCATCGAAGTCAGGGTCACAAGCTGCTGCCTTAATAGTAACTCCTGTTACATCAACACCACCTAAGTTAACACGGTCTTTAACTCCTAACAATTGACGGAATTTAGATCGTGTCTTCTCTTCACCAATCATCGCCTTACGGAAATACTCAGTCGCATTTGTTGTGTAATCTGCTGAAGCGTCTAAAGTCATCGCCATTTCGATTTCTTTTCCTTCAACTGTTGACGGGTCAAAGAATGCTTTCTTTGCTGCCTTAAAGTCATCTTTCGATAACATGATTGATTTGCCTCCTAAATTAAACTGAAGCTCGTTTACTTTTGCCATTTTTATTTTTGGTTTTTAATTGCATTAATACCATCAGACCAACGTTTCCACAAAGGTCGGTTATCTGACATTTCAATAGGAAGGTCTTCTACTTTAGGTGCTTCCATTTCACCTTTCAACTTAGCTATCTCTAGCATCAAGTCCTCTTGTGTTTTCTCCAACTTAGCAAGTCGGTCATCTTCAACGGGTGCTTCTGTTGTCGGTGTTGGTTCTGTAACCTCTGCTAACACTTCCTCAACAATCGGTGATTCCTCTGTTGTTTCTGACAAACCTTCTGTTGCCACTTCTTCAATAACTTCTTCCTGCTCAGGTGTAACTTCTTTGGTAGATACAACTACACCGCCTTCGACAACATAGATAGTACCGTTAATAAGATGTTCACCATCAGGAAGAACGATTTGCTCTTTCTCCATTTTACTCATTTTAATTATAGACAAATTCATTAATGCCTCAATTGAATAGGCATACTTTTTATTTCCTTTTATTTCTTTCTCCCAATAGTTCTTATCAGTTACTTGTGAATGAATAAACCATGTACCGATTGGTAAACGGTTAATATCAAATCCGTATTCTGTATAGGCTTTATCATCCGCTGACATTGTTATCCATTGCTCTAATACATAGCTAGGTGCAATACCGCCTTTATGGGTATCTTTAAATAAATCGTCTTTCTCGAATGTTCCAACCGATAGCGCAACCTCTCGAAGTTCGTTTATTGATTCCTTAGAGAATCGCATATTGTAGCGACCAATCTCATCATTACGGAATATATCTTTCTCAGGAACTAACAAAGGTGCGACTACTTGCATTTTCTCATCTTTCGACAAGTAAGCGTTTAGCGTTGTTGCTTCTCTATCATCTAATCGCATTACAACTTGTGGAACATAACCAACTCGTCTAACTTCGCCATCCTCGTAATCTTCAAAGTAAATCTTACGCTTCCATACGTGGCGACAACCGTAAGAACCTTTGTAATCGAATATAGAATAGTTACCAAACTCGGGATTAGATAAACCGTTTTTGATTTCCTCTTCAGTATAAAGTCTACCTAGTGAAAGAACCTCCGAACAAAACGATCTAGTTTTATCATCGCTAGGTCCTGAATACTCATAACGAACCAACCATTGACCGCCGCCACCCTTCTTTTGTAAATCGTTATAACTTTCGGAATCTTCAACACCTAGATTAACCTCACGTGCTGAAAGATATTCTTCTTCCGTTACTTCAGTCCAATTGTCAGGCTTAACAATACCACAAGTTTTAAGATAATTTAGGATTGCATTTTGAGTTGAATCGTCAACTACTATACGAGCGTCATGTTCTTGTAGGTATATTCCAACCTCTTCAACTGCTGGGTCATTTACATACGCAATATTACGCATACCAATAGCATTTGGTGCGCCCTCTCGAATAGGTTTTAACGTGACGTAATAAGTCGCAATTTCTGACATACATTATATATGTCAAAAAAACTATTTCATTTCACGTTTTAAAAAAGTAATTTGATTAAATGCTAAAAATAAATTTAGCTTCAATGCTTCATCGAACTTTGTAGCATCGTTTTGAGTTAGTAAATTAAGAATATATTGCCATTGATTACCTTGTGTTTCTTGGGCTTTTACTTCTTGGTCGTATACTTCTCGCTCTTCTTCATTCAACTCCTCAACTACAATACCCTCAAACGGGTCTTTGAATATTTCATAGGAATTAAAGAACTCATCTCTAAATATTAAATAGCCTTTACACGCCCCCAATATAGTATTGATTGGAAGGTCATCAATTGCATTCGCTCTATAATCTACATTCACTTTAGAATAACATTCTGTGATAGGGTCAAACATTCCACCACCCTCAGTATGTAGATAAATCGAAGCTGCTATTTTATGTATATTAATATTAAATCCTTCGTTAACATATTCTTCTAGGTTAATGAATTGTCCTAATGTAAGGAATCGGAAGTCAACTAATTGTAGTGGTGTTTGTTCAATCGTTATCTTTTGTGAATACCTATCCGATAACCTGGCTAATAATTGAGCTTTAGAATGTTCATCTATTAACTTTTTACCCTTCCATTCTTGAACATCTAAAGGGTCTAAATCAAATACAATAGATACAAGGTGTATCATCTTTTCAAACACACCTTGTATATCTTCTGAATTAAGCTCCCTATACTGATGTACTTTGAGCATCCATTAAGGCTTGTACGTTTTCTACTATTGCTTTTGATAATTGAAATATAACGGGTGCTGCAACATCGGCATTAACACCCTCGCCAAACAACTTCGCTTTATAGTCGATATGTTCGTCGTCATAATGTTCGTTGTTGGTTAGGTTAACATCCTTGTAAACAACTGCAAACGCTTTATGCCCCCATGCGCTGCCTTTAGAAGCTAACTTTTCAATCTTGGATAAATCCCTTGCTGAAACATCTAACACCCCATCAGTAACACTACAAGCATAAACACGGTTATTTACTTCAATCTCTTCTACAATCTCTTGTTTAACATCTGTGATATTAACCTCCTTAACCGCATCTGTAAACTGCTTTGCTGTCATATCTTCAATCATTGCTTTACACCCTAGAATCTCAAATACTTGTAACCACTTTCCTATGTAGTCGTTGGTAGTGTTTTCTAGTATCAAAGAAATCTTAGAAAGTTCGTTTAGTGTAACCTCACTTCCTTTGTTGCGTAGTTGGTAATCAGTACCTTTAATTGTGATCGTTGTCATAGTTTATAATTTTACGCTAAAGTAACCTTTTGTTGCATCTTATCCAAACTATTACCCATGTTTTGTATATCGGTATAATCTACTACAATTACTTTCTCCCTTTTATTATCCCCTCCTGCATTCTGTTGCACTCCATTATTAAGGTTCATGTTAGGTGTTTGTTGTATTTGCGACTGTTGTGAACTCCCCATTGATGGAATAGCACCTGAAGCACCGCCAACTGAAGCACCACCCCCACCACCTGAAGCACCACCACTATATCTAGCACTTGCTATCTTTGCAATGCTTGAAGCTGTTGTGGCAATCGCAAAGGCTAAAGACGCAATACCAGCAGGTGAAGGTATAGGGCCTATTGCAATAGGTGCTTGAGCTAAAGATGATGTAATTGCTTTATAACCATCAATAACCGCCATACCTAAATTCATGGCTTTCTGAATGTTGAATTGTCTCTTTGCTCTTTCCTCTTTAGACTTTTCGTCTTGTTTACCTATACTGTTTGAAATTGCAAATATACCCTCAGATAATGCGACAACTGATTTTGCGTACATTTCAAATATCTCAACTTTTGTAGTGGCTGCTTTATTAGCTTCATCAATATCTTTCTGCGCTAACTCTTGCATCTTGGTTAATTGCGCTTCATTTGTAGCGTTCAAATCATCCATGTACTTGGCTTGTACTTCTGCTTTCTCTATTGCACGCTCTTCATTTTCTACTTTCTCTAACTCCAAATACTTAGCATCAATCTCACGCTTAGCCGCCCATTCCATTTCTTGATATGAACGTACTAAGTTTAACTTTTCATCGTTTGTTAGCTTAGTGTTTGCGTTTGTATCTTCAATTTGTCGCTTAAACTTTTCATCTATTAACGCTTTCTCTTTTAAGATACCTTCTTGCATCAATTCTAATTCAGCATCTTGAATCGCTCTAGACGCTGCCAATCTGTCCGCTGCATATTGCTTACGTCTTTCCGCTGCTGCTTTAGCTGCTGCTGCGTTATCCGCTGCTTGTTGCTCGTTTTTCTTATTATTATCCGCTACTTCAGTCGCATTAATTACCTCAACTTCTTGCTTAGCTTCTTTGATACCTGCTTTTAAATCTGTAATTGCTTTACGGATTTCATCGGCTTTCTCTTTAGTTAAATCACCAGCCGCCTTCATGTATTCCATCTGAGTACGCAATGATTCTATTTGCGCTCTAGACGTTTCAATAATAGCATACTGTTTTTGTCGTTCCATTTCAACAGTATTCTCACCAGCTATTCCTGCTAACTTAATCTCATGGTCGTAAGTATCTGAAACAACAGCCCGTTTTGCTTCGTGACTTGCCGCTATCTTTTCTTGTGCTGCTGCTTGTTTACGTGCGCTCTCCTCACCTGCATAATCAGTTAAACCAATCCAATCTAAAAAGTCTTTAAGTTGCTGAATAACCCAGCCTATCATATCACCAACAGCCTTGAATATATCTTGTAATATTCCTAACTCATCAAGTAACGCCACAATAGCTGCAATGATACCAACCACCACTCCAACAATTAAGAACAAAGGATTTGTTAAGATAGTCTTACCTATCGACATGAAGGTGCTGCCCATTTGTTTTAGTGAGCCTATCGCATCTTTGAATGTAATTGACTTAGAAGTCTGAGCAAATAGTTTAGCACCATTGGTCACACGATCAAAATCCATATCTCGTAAACCCGAACCGATTTCACCAAGTGAGTTACTGACTTGTTCGTATTTTGAACCCGTAGCGAATACTGCAACCTGCTCATTAACCTCAGTCATTCTATCTTTAAGTGCAGCGGCTTTTTGATTTAGTTTATCAAACGCTTCAGTACCTAATTCAGCTTGTTGAAGTTGTTGGATTGTTTCCCGT